TCAAAAGTGAGGTACTGTCGCCACCCTCCCGTTTTCAGCCCTCTTTTGACTCAGTCCGTAACAGGTAAACCGTCCTTCTGCGGCAGATTTTGCATCCAGTTTCCGGATAAAAAAAGGAAATGGCCGGTGATGTCTGCCTCCTGACAACGATTTCGTCCAGATAAACGGCAGCGTTTCCGGGATAAATAACCGCCCGGCACCCGCAGTCTGAGAACGGCGTAACCCTTTTACATGTTCACGGATGTAACTGACCGGTAACGTTTTTTCCGGCACAGGTAAGATCCCGCTTAACCGGATATACGGGTAAAAAGCAGCTAACCGTACAGAGAGCCCCAATTCCGCCAGAGAAGGGTAATCCTCGGCCAGCAACCGCAGACGGTTCCCCGGTGTCTGCGGCTTGCGGCAGTAATCCGGAAATGCGACAGCAACAGCACTGCTGTTTTCACCGGTTTTATTCTCTGCCAGTATCAGGTGAAGCTGCCGCCAGATTTGCTGGCGGAGAAATACTGCCGATATCAGTGCATCCGGCAAAATCGTGATTGTCTGATAAAATCGCATCCGCTTACCCTCCGCCACCGAAAACACCGCCGCGAATTAACACTGCCACGACATAATTTTCTTCATGTTCAGCGAGTTTTTTTCCGCTGACCCATTTTTCAAAGAGTGTATAAAAATCCTGCCCTGACCCCGGCGGACGGAATACTGCCCCCAGATGTGTGACCGCGCCATAGGGATCGGCCGCGATAACGCCCGCCCCTGCGGTTAAATCAGAAAAGGCCGGATACCAGGTATCCACTGAGCGCAAAGCATTGCCGATTTTTTGTGAATGCATTCCCGCAGTGCCGTCAATATGGCAGAGTATCCGGCTGCTCCCCCCCTTTCTTTTATTCATCACAAATTCACAACTGGGATAAATTTCCTGCCCTTTTCCGGTTATCACTCTGGCTGAAACAGCCAGTAATAATGCACCATCATCGCAACTCAGTGCTGCGGCAATATGTCTCCCCAGGTCGCCGGCTATATTATCCGTCTGCTCAAAATGACGAAGGCTGTATTTGCGTGCATCAAATACCCACTGCTGTTTTTTTTCCGCGCTGAGATTATCCACAACCACCTCAATATGCTCTGCGCCAACCAGGTTCCGCCACAAAAAACGTCCGCAGGCAATATTATGTGCATATCGCCGCGCAGGCTCACGGCAATGCTCTCTTTCCAGATAATCCGTTATTACCGCCTGATAGCGCTGACGGAATATTTCATTATTACAGGCAGCAGGATATTTCAGCCCACCGGTAATTTTCAGTGAGAAGCTAAATATGATTACATTTTGTTCAGCTTCCAGCATGCAGTAATCCATAGACTGAATATTGGGATCATGAATTTTTTGTCCGGATATTTTTTCCTCTTTCCCCCGGTTTTTCCGGCGGAAAGCAAATGTCCCCCGGGCAGTTCTCGTCTGTATTGTCAGCGGAGTAACCCGTGAATCCGGATGCTGTGATGTTCCGGAAAAAATACCGTCAGAGGGGATCAGTTTTTTTGAAAATGATAAAACAGACGGTATATTCCTGAGCCCGGTCATTTTCTCTTTCCTGTTAATCGTGTTTACCTTGCTGACACAGATAAAGATTCCCGTCAGATAAATAGTGATAACCCCACAACATATCCGAAGGATGCCGCAGTTTATCTACCGGCCGGAATTCCCCTAAAGTAATAACACTTTCCGCAAAACGGTGTGGTATACCTTCTGCCCTGACATTTTTCGCTATTCCCGGCGGGGAAAGCCCCTGATATCCGGTGACGATCGGGATCAGCACTGTACCCGGAGCAGTGGTATATTTCAGTAATGCCGCCATCGCATCCATTCCGCTGTTCATTGCATTGACCATGACATCCCGCCGCTCCAGTAATGCATATCCCGGAGCAATACATTGCCGCACTTCACACCATCGCATTTTACTGTCAGGAAAAGGGCCGGTCTCCTGTTTACCTGAATCTGTAATATCGCCACCGGCAATTTTCAGCATGTTTATTGCTTCAGATACTACAGTAATGAATTCCTTATTTTTATCCTGTATATTTCCGCCACAAATAAACAGTGAAACATTGAGATGACAATACACTTCCTCAACCAGTGATGGGTTTCTGCCTTTTTTATCCGGCGGTTTACGCCTGTTTAATGCGGAATATATTACTCCGCCGGGTTCGGCATACAGTTGTAAATGGCAGTGGTGACAGATAATACCGGTGTGATTAAACCTGACGGACGGAAACCCTTTTTTCCTCACTTTTCGCTCAAGCGCATGAATAAATCCCAGCCAGGCAGTAACTGCCGGAAAACCGGCTATCAGTGCACCGGATAACGCATTGGCATTCCGGATAAGAATATTTTTCAGCAGCAGATAATTAATGGACATTGTAACGACCTCCGGTAGTGACGGCTCCCGGCGGGACAGATAATAATAAACAGGCTTTCCCTTTATTCTGCATATTAAGTGCAGAAATATTTTGTGGTTTAGACCCGCCGATATGAATGACAACAAGATGCCCCGGGAATATACCGGATTTACCAAGCCGGCGGTATAACTCAAATAATAACCCCGACGGAGTCAGTACTGACAGTAAATGATAACCCGCATTGCATTCTTTATCCGGCACAGGAAAAAAAACCTGCTTTATCTTAGAGTTTGTTACTGGTATTTTATCCTCGGAGAATATCTGTAAAAAACCGGCACGCAGCTCCCGGTAATTTTCACTGCTGAGAATTTTCTTTGCCGTTTCACTTTCCTCACACAAATGTGTCAGTAATGTTTTTCCATCCTGCATTTTCAGCATCAGAAACGTATATATTTCCAGTGCAGCAGCATTACCCTCAGCATCCTGCGGAACAACCACATTACCGGATCGCAGAAAGCCATCATTTTTCTTTTTAACCTCCGCCAGTATCGCTCCCGCTTTGCCATAGCGATTCCTGCGGGCACAGGGATGTGTAAAAGCAAACGGATGTGTCGTCAATGACAGTTGTTCCGCGCGTCCTGCCGCATCAGACAGCCATTGCAGACGCGAAAACTCAGGAATTTTTTTTGACTCCTGATATTTTGTAAAAAATGCAGTAATTTCCGGGTCCGGCATAGAATATCCTTTTCTTAAAATAATTTAATTTGACAATAATATTGAAAATTCAATCCGGCATTGAATGAATCTTCATCAACTGACGGGATATTTAATATGTCTTTGAAAGGGGATTGTCTACCAGCATTGTGATTTTTACGTACCGGTGTGTTTTTTTTGCGATCTGAATGGAATTTAATAAATAAAATTAACAGCAATAATACAAAAACGGCATATCCGAAAAGATATGCCGTAATTATTAAATATTTATTTCTTTGCTGGCTTATTGTTTTTAAGCCAATCCTGCATCTGCTTTATTTCCGGTCCCTGTGCATCAATAATGTCCTGAGCTAACTTACGCATTTCCGGATCTGAACCATACTTCAGTTCAATTTGAGCCATTTCAACAGCTCCTTTATGATGTGCAATCATACCTTCAGCAAATGCAATATCCGCATTTTGCTCAGATAATGTTTTTGCCATATCATCATGCATACGCATCATAGAATCACCCAGCTCTTTCTGCACCGGAGTGGTAACAGCATGCATATCACCACTTAATAATACCGGATTTGCCACGGCACCGAATGTCATAACGCCGGATAACAGAGCAGTGAGAATAAGTGTTTTTTTCATGATTAATTCCTTTTTCGTATTTGGTTGATGGAATTAATCATAAAGGTTGCCCTAAGGGAAAGGTCAATGTAATAAGAAATAACTTTACCATATTTACATTTAATAAAGCTCTCTCCACAATGTCTGAACAATTCAGATATTATTCTGTCAGTCCGGCATCAGTATTAATGCAGGTACTAAAAAAATAATGAAAATAATAAGATAACCCAATACCGCGCCAACACGGCTCTTCATCCCCACAAGAGAAGGCTTTACCAGACCTGCAGCTGCGGCAACAAGCGCCAGTCCCGCAATAACCATTAAACCATCTTCCATATATCCTCCGTTCACCTTTTCCTGCAGGTAATTCTGCGTATGACATTGAACCTTGCCGCTAAGGCAAAGTAAAGTTCTTAAAAATCACAATATTTTGATGGCAAAGCAAGAAGATGGTGATTAAAAACGCAGTCAAAGGAATACAGAAAAGAAAAAACCGGGCGTTATCCCCCGGTATTATATGTGCAGTTATTCTTCGTCCGGTTCTGCAGTAGCCGGTTCCGGCATATTTACCCATTCAGCATCCGACAGATGCTGTTCCCGGAGTGCTTCTTCATCCAGCCAGTTTATGACATATCTGGCGCTGTGCTGAGTAACAAAACCACAGTTATCACAGATAAGACGATAATAATAATGGTTTATACTGTCTGCCGGAATCCCCGGAGTGTGGTAATAAAATGTGACGAACGTACGCGGAGGTTTGTTATCCAGCCGGTCCTGCGCTGTCGTATAGTTTGTTTCATCTATAACCTGCCTGCCATTATGCCCGCACATCAGACATGTGGTTTTAACTTGCTTATCATTCAGATAATGAAAAAAACGCGACCCTGTCACCGTTTTTAAGCGTTCCACAAACTCCCGGATCTGAACATTATCCGGTGATGAATTATCCATCATACACCTCTGGCTTTGTATTGTTATTCCGTTTTTCAATATAAACACCATCAAATATTATATATTATTTATGCACTCATGACTGACTAAAGTCAGACACATGATATTTTCATTTTCACTTGTTTACTTTGCCATTTCTCCTTTTCCGGTATATCCCGCATAAAAATAATAAAACCACTTCACTTTAGGACCAGATATTTACATAAGATCACTAATTGATTAATCTTAAGAAGAGGCAATCAATAAAAGGCTATTTTTGCATAATGAAACAGTTATTTTCGGTGTTATTTCTGTGGAGCATCTCCCTTTCTGCTTCAGCTGATACCGATCCGGCTGTACTGCGCTCTCCACCGGATGCAGCAAATGCAAAATTGGTAATTTCCAGCCTCAGACAGGCAAAGATCACGCCGGATAACCCGTTGTTTTCAGAGTTTAACGATCTGGCATTTGATGCCATGCATAATAAAAATTACACATCCGCTATCAAATTCTTTTCTGAGAATATGCTTCGTTATCCGTCACCTCAGATGATTATAAATTATACCGATGCAAATCTTATGATGCTGACGGATAATAAGAATACCCCGGGCAGCTGCGCCCCTTCCGGTGAGGATTTACAAACAGCATTGCGTTATTACCATTCCGCTCTGCTCACTGATAATACTGTTAATTTATTATCCTGTGATGAAAGAAAAAATCTGACTGAGAAAATCACCTGTCTTGAAGCATTTCAGAAAACACCGGCACCTGCGGAATTCAGGTGCCGGATATTACATCCGGGGTCATAACAGCACAGTAATTTTTGTGCTGTTATAATTTTCTGACTTCATCGATAGCATTATAGAGCTCAGGAACAATCTCTTGTCTGTACCCTTCTTCTATCATCTCAAACGCCTTTTTTCTGGCGGCTGCTTTAGTTGCGCTATCCGCTGAGATATCCTCAACCAGCATATCCACCGCTTCATTCATTTCTTTCTTACAATTCTTATACGCGTTATCGGTAATTGTTTTTTTGCTGTCAGTGGTTGTCAGTGCCTGCCCGGCAGAATAACGGATAAGGCAGTTTCCCCATTTTTCAGACATCCCGTCTGTTGCACTGTTATTTGCCGGTGCCTGACAGCCGCCAATCAGCATAATTCCCAAAATCAAAAATAAACTTTTTTCATGTTCATCCCTTAACGGTGCTTTCCGTGTCTGTCCCCGGTTACCGGTTACCGGTTACCGGTTACCGGTGATTTTAATATTATAATGATATTAGCAAAGAGAATTTGCGATATGGAATAGGATTTGACCTGATGAGAGGACTGATACCTCTGTATTTTCTGTGCTTCATTCCGGTTCAATTCTGCAGAGACTTATGTCCTTTGAGCACACCGTTATCATCAAAGATAAATAACATTCCCTTTCCTGATGCATCCTGACAAACCATGCCGTCTGCGTTCGTGCTATCCGTAATGCCCTGACAGGCCATATTACTGACATAAGGGCGCAACTGACATTTCAGTGTCCTGCCATCCATGATTTTAAGATGCCCTGACGCTGCAATCTCATCAGTGGATGGCTCCGGGCAAGTACCACTTCCCCAATTAGTCCCGTGATTATTATCAAACACAGAGCAGCCTGACAGTAAGGTACTAATCAAAATGGTCATAATGTATTTATTTTGCATGATTTATCTCTTGATTACTGGTCTGAAAATTCCGGGTTATCATTTAATCATCAAACTATCGCCGTGGGTAGGGGGTTGTGTTTAAGCGAAATGCCGATGATCAGAATGGGTTATAAAACTGTGAGATATGGATGCTGCCGGTACTTAAGAGAGATTTCGGTGAGTATGAGCGGGGAAAAGTGAAGTGTTATTTTAAGCACAAAAAAAGCGACCATAAAGGTCGCTCTCTTTTAACGCTAACTCACTGATAAATCAATGAATTCTTATATGGTGCCCAGAGCGGGACTTGAACCCGCACAGCCTTGCGGCCGAGGGATTTTAAATTCATTGCTTATTATATAAATATCAATTAGTTAATAGCTATATTCACAATAACAACTAATTTCTTTGGCTATAGATATCAATGATTTACATTTAAGGCAAGAATGATATTGTGAACGTACCGCAGTACCATGTGTTCATTAAATTTTTGTTTCCAAAGGTAGATAATTGTCATGGTATTCCAGCTCTATTGTAGAAAATCAGACTTAATTACTTTTGTGGTTTAGTTTGGTCGAGTATTCAATAGGTTTATATTGTGTCAAACGTAATACTCACGCTCAATGAACGTACCGATAATTTTGTCGTGCATTTCGGAAGATTTTGAATACCCCAGCGTCTTACGATTGAGTCGTTTCAATCTGTTACGTAATGTCAGGTTTTCTCGCTCAATACGCTGTGTATACAACTTGCCAACGATATGTCTTGTCGCAGGCAAAGCGTCGTTGTAAGCCCTGTAACCATCTGTACACCAAAAAGCGATATTGAAGCCCGTCAGCAGCTTTAACAGCTTACAAAGCGTTTTCTTACTTCGGGAACCGAAAACATGGCCGATAATCCGTTTCAATCGCGGCCCCCAAGCGTACCACAACCAACGCTGGCGTTTTTTGTTGCCGATAAACGACCACATTTCGTCAACTTCGCAAATGAGCTGAATTTGCAGGTTATCCAGCGGCAGCGTTGTTACATTTCGCGGCGAGAGTTTTTTAAAGTGCGTACAACCGCATTGATACTGATATGTAACGCCCGCGCAGTGTCACGAATACCGGCATTATTTATCGCAAGATCAACTATCTGCTATCTGCTCTTTGATGCCGGACTGACAGGCTTTGTAGGTGTAATCGAGTTGAAAGGAACGGCAACAATCCTGACAGCGATAACGGGGATGACCGCCATTACTGGTGCCATGCTTTTTAACAGCATCGGTTAATCCGCAGAAACGGCATTTTACTGCAACAGTGGCCGCATGAACCTCAACAGAAAAGCTCAGTTTACCCCATTATCAACCCATTGAATACCTGCCCTAATTTTTTGTGCAGCATGAAGCTACATCGCATAATTTCGTATGATAACTCGACATTGGAAAAGTTTTGTACTAGATTGCTAGCCCTGATTTCAAGTGCACATCTTCAAACCATATGAAAATAAATAGAGATTTTAGTATCGATTTTATTAGATGCATATCATGCTTTATGATTGTTGGTATCCATTCCACCCCGTCGTTCATGAATAATGGTAGCTTATCTGACGCAGTAAATAATGTGCTTAAAGCCATATATCATGTCGGCTTGCCAACTTTTTTTGTTATTTCTGGGTACGTTATTCTATCAAAAAAAATTGAGAATATTTTTTCATGGTATTTAAGTAGACTGATAAGCATTGCAGTCCCTTTTCTAATCATATCATACATTCATTTTAGTTACGTAAACGATAATGCTTTAACTCTACAAAATATTATTATTTTTTTAAAATTAACACTTACAAGCAATACGGCAATATCAATTCACTTTTGGTTTGTTTATGCCATAATTGGGATATACATAATATCCCCTGCTATCTCTTATCTATTTAGCGGGATTAGTGGGAGAGAGTCTTTAGTCGCACTAATAATATTTACGCTTGTCGATGCTGTGAATACAAACTTCTCTATAATCCAGAGATTCACAAATGCACAAAATATATTTCTACCACCGAGCATAAGTGTTTGGATATTTTACTTTATGATTGGTGGATTTTTATTTAAATGCCGCGACTACATTAGATTTTGGATGTCTCTGTCTATGCTTATCCTAGGATTATTAACGACAGTGACGATGACATATGTTAGCGCTAAATTCAGCCTACCTTTAGGACAATATGATACCAATGCATCTATGGTTATCTATACTATTGGCTTCTTTATGTTTACCTTAGCATTAGGCGAAAAATTAAAGCATAAAATATCAATTAGACTGGTTAATTTTATATCAAACCAAAGCTATATCATATATCTGATACATGTTATAGTTTTAACTATGTTTTATAGAAACCTTCCTTGGCTGACTTATAACACCCAAAGTAATAATTTGCATTTCATTATAACAATAATTTGCTTTATTACTTCAATGCTTCTCTCATATATAATTGGATTTCCAATTAATAAAATAATAAGTTTTTTGCGCGCAAGAATTGACAAGCGATAGCGAACAGATAGACACTTACTTTTTTATTGTAAGCGTCTATTTTAAACTTTGATTACTCAATAAAAATTAGGCCGTATAATAACAGGCGCAGTATAGGTATCAACAACCGTCACCGCTTCAATATAGTCGAGCACCTCATTTAATCTCGTTTTTTCATCATCTGTTAGATTACGCCCTGCTTGTAATTTCAACTGAATCACGCTGATAGACTGCATCGCCGCATCTATCAGCGATTTTTTCTGAAGTTCGGCTATCTCTATATACTGTTCATGCGTAGGTTCAGGACGGTCGATTAATACAGGATAGCCATTCTCATTAGCTGCAATTTTTTTACCATCCTCCTGCCCCATCATTAACTCCCGCCAATGTTCATTAGTAATGTCCACGGCATCATCAGGAATATCCGTATGGTATCCCACAAAATAAAACCCTATTGTTTTGGCACTAAATTTATACATATTATTTACCTATCACAAAATATGATGCTGTAGTGGTACCTAGAAAATCATTGCCTCTATTTTGAACAATTAACTGCGTTTTGTTAGTGAAATTATCTATTGTCGCGTAAAGAGAAACACCTTTTGTGTCACCGGCAGTTTTGTCGTTGAGAGTTAATAGAACCTGGTAAATACCCTCCTTAAATGCGATAGGGTAAGTTCCCCCCAAATTCCCCTGAATACCATCGACGGTACCCCACTGGAAAATCAAACCGTTTGGCATAATTTGGTAACCCGTACGGGATACTGATGACGAGAATCCAAGGTTTTTGATAAAAGCTTCTCTATCCGGAATGTCTGCGCCGTTCTGGTCTTTGGCGAGTTTGCCGTTGACCTCATTTTTATCGGCGTAATTACCAACCGGCTGAAATTTTAAATTAGCTTCAACCTTCGTGTACGCTCCGACATCCTCAGCAGTCACATCTGCTTTCAGTTCCGTCCATGCAATACCGGCGGCCGGTTCGGTATTATTATTTTCAATTCTAGACTGCCAGGCTTTTTTATTGTGATACACGACACTGCGGATGGCATAGGGTTTACCCTCCTCCGCCCACACAGGCATACCAAACGCCTGTATTTCGCCGACTGCGCCGGTAATATCATGGAAGATACTGTTCATCTTTTCCCGTTCGATATCCTTGGCCGCCGGATCCGTGGCCTGATCCCGTTCATAATCGTAACCGTAGCCCTGAGTGTAAGACAGCGAACCGTCCGCCTGTACGTCATCAGGCACCGCAGTACGATCCCCTTGTGTAGCAAAGGGAATTTTAAATATTTTTGTCATGAATTTTATGCTCCGAAATTACTGCTCAGGAAGTTTTTACGATAAACCCCGTAACCAAACGATTTTTTTGTAACAATTCGGTATTTAACCCCGACACCGGACGGACGGGGCATAAGATCAAATTTCTCTAAAATAATTCGCAACTGCTCATCCGGATTAAAATTGAAGACGTAATACATGTATGTCATGTCGAGCGGATCCAGCACAAAGACTTTGCTGTCTTTGTTCCAGAAAAATCGCTGCAGGAATTCATTGATATTCGTCACGGTCGGGCTTCGGGTCAGGTTAAAATAACGCATCCTGATGATCAGACGCTTTTGTTCCTGTGTCAGCGACAGGGTATAATCCGCATTACGCCGGAAGTTTGCCCGGAAATTGGCTTTTTTCTTCCCGAACCCGATACCGATTTTTTCTTTTTCACTCGGCGGGATATCAATCCCCAGCGGAACATCGAGGATACGGGCCCACACCGACAGCCCGAAATCATTGGCCGTATCGATATTGAACACATCACGGTACCAGTTCTGCCAGAAGCTGACGGTTGCCTGTTCAAACCAGTCCGACTTATGCCCGGCCAGTGCTTTCAGATTATCCGCCCCTTCGTACTGCCACAGGACAGCCCTCAGAAGGTCAGAGTGAAACGCTAACTGCTGAATACTCTGTGTCATACAAACGCTACCTGTACCGCGCTGCGGTGGATTTTAGCCACTTCATTTAACTTTACGGGGAATGTGTCCGATGACCAGTTACTGCCGTTGGTTGAAAGCTCCACGCGGAAAACAAAAAGCTGCGGTTCTGTAGCGTTAATACCGGCCGATATTTCAAACGGAGAAACTTCACGACCGACCGCTAACCCATCATCCACTTCCGTTTCCCCCAACGCCCATGACTCAACTGCCGCCGGAATGACAGTCTGCGCATCCAATGATGTTTTTTTCACCGTCACGCGGCAGAACAATACAATCTCTTTAGCGCGGTCAAATTTGACGGTATAGGTCTGTCCGCTGACCGGCTCCGGTACCTCAACCTCCTCACTGCCGTTAAAAGCCGCCCCGATCGTCTTAGTACGCAACAAAGCACGGGCGATTTCCCCGCTTTCCCCGCCCTCAACACACACGTATATACTGTGCGGTACCAGCGTAATCCCGTCTAAAGTCATCGGGGTATCGGTATAATTTTCCCGGTATGACAGCGAGCGAACACCATTCAGCTCATATAATGCCGAGGTAATCGCCTCACCGACACTGACAGTGTTTTTTGCCAGCGTCAGTTTCCGGCGGCGGCGGGACTGTAAATCAGATTCGGCAACACGCCCCAATACCGCACTGGTCGGGTTGGATACCGTTTCCCAGCCGAGAACCGAACTTGCCACCGTGTTTAATTTACCGGCCGGACACTCAACAGGGCCGGTTTCAACCGCCCGCATATCGCCGGTTATTTTCCCGTCTTTACCGATAATCAGCGGCGCTGTGGTGGCAAACTGATCACCGGACTGCGTTTCAGCCAGTGAACCTTTCGGAATGATAGTTCCGGGGACGCCGCCGAATTCAACCTGCGTCAGTATCGACTGAGTGGCATCCCGGCGCTGACCGCCCATCAGCGCCCAGATAGCATCCAGAAAAACACCACCGGCAATGTCCGGGTTAATCTGGTTTGCCAGTTCTGCATTATTACGGACTACCGCATCACGGTTTTCCGTTTCCATTGTGATCAGCGCCCCCTGCGGGGTTTCCGGGGAAACATCCAGATCCTGACCAAATACAGATTTAAATTCTTCTTCAACCGTCGCCCGCAGTTCTGCGGTATCCGGAATAATCACGCCGGATGAGGTAATATATTTATAGTCAGCCATTTAACGTAATACTCCCGTATTCTGTCTGCAGGACGGCCACATAGTTCAGTTCGTTATCGTTCAGCGTGGCTCTGAATGACACAACTGCGGTCACCTGCGGGATTTCCCGTATACGCTCACGGAACGCCGCCTCAAACAGCGGCAGATCCGCCTGTCGTCCAAACGTAGTTTTCCAGTACGGAATCCCCTTATCCCGTTTGTGCAACATTTCCCCCCGCAGTGCTTTCACATACTGCGCACAAACATTTTTTACCGCCTGTTCACCACTGACGATGGTAAGATTGCCGTCATTTCCGGTGAACAGGTCATTACTTCCGTTAACATCAAAGGTCTTCATACCGGCTCTCCTGAATCACTGTCGCCACCCTGAACACCGGAATGTTTATGGGTAGACCCGATATTTTTACCGTTATGTTTCATAGTGCCGCCGTTTGATTCACTGTTACCGTTTACGGAGTGGTTGCCGTTGACGGTAACATTGCCGTTAAATTCGTTTTCCGGCGCATTAGAGATAAATTTCGGGCCGTCAAAGACGGCTTTATCATTATGCAGAGAGAGGCACACAGAACCATCCGTTGACTGAATAACCAGAGCATCCGCATTTTTGCCATCGATCACCCAGCCTTTGAGCGTATCAGGGAAAAACATAGCATCACTGAACGTATGCAATCGGGCCGTATTCGGCTCATCCTCCAGCCCGCCACGCTGAAAAATCAGGCTGATATCCCGGTCGTTCGCTTTCAGCCAGCCGAAATCCCCCGGCTTTACCGGCATGCGGATAAAGAACCCGCCGCCGCCAAACCGGAATACCGGGATATTAGGCAGTGCTCCACGCCCGATCCGCTTTCCTTCCGTGGTGACCATCATCACCAGGGGTTTTATTACCGCCCGGTTTGTCGTATCGTCGTAACTCACTACGGTGGCGGGAAGCATGTCATCAATATTCATCAGCAGATTACGGAACGCAGCCATAAACTGCCCGGCGAGACTGCCGTCATTCGCCTGGTCACTGTTTGGTTTGTTCATTACTTTGCCCGTGTCAGGCCCGTTTGCAGGTTGCCTGATAAAAGAAAGGATCATCGTGAGAAGCAATATCGAATTTGAGCTGCTCGATAATGTAATCACCGTTCAGGGCGGGGTTATATTTGCTGTCCAGACGCAGCATGCCGCCGAGGGATGATTCCCCGTCAATAAGGTAGGTGACATCAACGCCCTTCTCCGTGGCTTTCGGTATCCCGACCATGCCGCTTTTTTGATTCAGTATACGCAGGCGCCCGCTGAGTGCCTTATCACTGTCTTTGACATGCAGAACATCATCATCAATGAACGCTTTTACATTACCGGCTTCCTGCAGTCGTTCTACCTGTTTGAGTGCAGGCCCGCAGAAATACCAGTTACCAATATTTTTATCTGTCGCCTGAAAATCGAGTGATACTTTACAGTCCCGTGCAATACCGGCTGCAATTTCACTCATTTTCGCCATGGATTTACCCTCCGGCGATACAATTTCACGGGCGGTGCTGTTATTGGTTTTTGCTTTCAGCGTCAGTGTCACATCCGGCGGTGATGATATCTCGGCACTGACAATATCCCCTGCATAGATCCGGAAAACCCCGGTACCGACGCGACCAGCCTCAACTACAATCCGGGGTGAGGTTTTATTTCCGGCGAACGGACTGGTTTCAGTCAGCAGCATGGTGCGGGTTTCCGCATTAAGTCCGTCAATATTGACCGTGCATTCATTCTGTAGCGGGTTGGCATATTTGGTGCCACTGGCGCGTATCCGCAGCCCCTCATACCACTGCATACGTCCGTTAAGCTCAATGCCGCAGCGGATACGGCGTAAATCAATCATCATTACCCCACCATACAAGCGTTTGTGTTTTGCCGAATTCCTCCCACCAGGGAAGTTCATCCCCCGTCGTCAGCAATGCAAAGTTTCCCCCGGGGCTCAGATAGCAGTACGGGATCAGCGGTTGTCCCGGCATCATCCGGACGGACTGAATAAGAACTGTATCATCACGCCTGATATCACAGCACATTACACCCCGCGCGACTTTGATAGTCAGCTCCCATTCACTGCCACCCAGTGTTACCCTCAGTCGCTGATTCGGTATTGTGTTAATCGGTATCTCTTTCAAAATAAGCTCCAGTCACCATCGGCGATCTGTGTAGCCACTGACCCTTTTTTCTTTGTCGTGGTACCCGCCTCTTTTGTTTGAACTTTCCCCCGGTTTACCGTACTGCTCTGCTCTTTTTTGGCTGTCTTTTTTGGAGGAAGTTCGCCATACTCCGGTTCAACAGTCCGCCACTCAGTGAAACGAAGGGAGAGTTTTACCGCGTCAGCCATATCCGGTTCTTCATCATGATAGAAATTAACCAGCAGCATCGGCTGATAGGTTTTTACCCTGGTCTGAATACCGACAAGCTGATGCTGATCGTAGGCCTGCTGCATGCCTTCAAAGGCATCTTTCAGTTCACCGGTGAGTATCAGATCCATGCCGATTTCCACCGGATTAATCACAACATGATCACTGCGCGTTTCTCCGGATTCCACCTGAAACTGCGTCGCCTTATGCTCATCCCGGACGTTCACCTTGATAGGATTTACCGACTCAAACAGGGTGGCAAAAGATTCCGTATCAAATATCTTCACTTCCGTAATCATTTCCCTAACCCCGTATTTGTCTGATGCCCTAAATCCTGTAACTGAGAGCCGAGTTCATCTTTGGCTCCCGCCGCCATACCCTGAGCATCCGTTGCCTGTGTTTCTACCTTAAGCTCACCGATACTGATGTTTGTTTCATTGCTGGTAGCTGATTGATTGCTGATCGCCTGACTGGTCACGGAATTCATCGGGTCGTTTGACATACCGTAAAGATGTGCAGTCATGGCCTGTGCCATTTTTGCCGCGTCATCCTCACTGATCGTTTTCTCAGGCGGTATGTCGTACCCAATCTGCCCCTGTTCATTCACTGTACGGTTAACGGTCTGATCAACCTCGACATCATCACCGGCACCAAACCAGCCTTTTAAGGTTGCCCATCCCTCTTTAATTTTATCCAGGCCTTTGCCAATCCAATCAAGATAGGATTTTATTTGCTCCCACAACCATTTGAAGATGCCGACAACGGTATCTGAAACGGTACTGAACACTTTTCCGAAATCTTTCCCCCAGGCCATCACACCTTTAATACTGCCGGTCAACCAGCCGATAAAGTCATTCAGGGCTTTATTCATGATGTTGTAGGCGTCCACCACAATATCCGCCACAACTTTCACGGCTGCTTTCAGGTATTCAAAACAGGTTTTCCAGGCTTCCCACACCGCCAGAATAATCGTTTTCAGTGCCGGGTATTTATCCAGTATCCGGCCAATCATCGAATCGTTGCCGTCGATGAAATTCATGATGTCGTCATACACCAGCGCAAATGCCGCTGCCAGCAATGCAATGATCGCAATAATGGCAATAATCGGCCATGTTGCCGCCAGTGTGGCCGCCGCAGCCGCGAGCATAGGCGGAACGTAATAGGTCGCCAGTGCGATACCGATAGCGATAAAAAAACCGGTAATCAGAGTTTTATTTTCTTTGCAGAAGCTGACAAATTTACTGACCCATTCGAGGCCGGTTGCCAGGATCGGGATCACCATCTCCAGAAAACTATTTTTCAGCAGGCCGGAGGACTGTTTAAAGCTCTGCATCGATTTGTTGAATTTGACAGACTGCTCAATACTCTCTTTGGTGATGCCGGAATACTCTTTCTGCACCCCCATCATCCGCTCGAGTTCTTTGCGGCCTTTCATCATCAATTCAACGGTTTTATCATCCGACACACCGAGCGCCGACAGCGTGGCTTTGGCCTTATCGAATTTCATGCCCTGCACTTTGTCAGCTGTCCGCAGAATTTTTTCCATGGAATTACCGGCAAATCCGAATGATTTCGCCATGGCCTCCATATCGGCCTGAGCAGCCTCACGGGTGCCGCCGAGTTCAGCCATTGATCCGGCGAAGGCATCCACATCCGCTGTGGCCACATTGATTTTTTTACCGAACTTGTCCATGGCTTCAATATCTGCAGATCTCGAAACCGACTCGCTGATAATCGCGGACAACGACATAAACACACCGACAGCACCAAGCGCTTTTTTCGCAAAACCAGCGACGGATTCACCGGCTTTCTGATATTTTTCGTCGGTTTTTTTCAGGGCATCCTGCAGGGAACTCTGTGCTTTGGCTTCTTCGATCGCAGCCGGAATACCCTTCGTGCGCATCGTATCAATAAAGCGTGAATAATCGGCTTTCAGCGCCTTAATGACCCCCGCCGCCATTTCTTTGGTTTTACTGTTATCCTTTTCAGTCACCGTCAGATCGCTGAACTCATCTGCGGCCGCCGTTAACGTTTCTGACAGCGCACTCATGGCTTCACTGATACTTCCGGAAGCCTCCTGGCCGGACTGACCTGCTTTTTTCATCCCGTCGATAATGTCATCCGTTGAGCGCTGCACACGCTCAAACGCGTTATCAGCCTGACTGGTGTCAAATTCAAAGACCTGAACAAACGTATCCAGTAATGACATTATCGATCCTTTGAAGCGGCCAGCGCTTCGTTGTAGCGGTTAATAATGGCGATTTCCCACATATCCATCGCCTCTTCAAGATCTACTGTGGTTTTGAGTTCGGTGAGGGTGGCGAATCCTTCGCTGAGGATGACTGCAAAGAAGCCATCAGCGTTTTTATAACTGACGGGAGTGAACTGCCGACCTTGCTGATGAGGAATGGCAGGAAGCCGGAGCTCCCGCCTGTCCCGAAAAAACTGGTGTTGTACTTCAGCATTTCCAGTTCAAGACGGATCAGGGATTCACCATCGGGTACGTGGTTATCAATCAGTGTCTGTGTCTTTAATGGGATTTCCTCACCGTCAGCCACAGCACACACATACGCCATCATTTTCAGCATGGCCTCTTTGCTTATCTCGTAGTCCCCGATTTTCGGAGCGTTGGACAACGGATATTTGGCGAGGATTTCCCGGCCGGTCACAGCAGGCAGGCGGCTGATGATAAATGTCTTCTCAATACCGTCCACATCTTTGATCTGAACTTCTTTCGGTTTAATCAGCATAATTTTTCCATTAAAAAAGGCGGAGCATGTCCGCCTGTACAGTTAAGAAGGAACAGGTTAAAAACGGGTTGAGTCAAAATCCTGAAATACGAAAGTATAGGCTTTCGTTTTCAGACGTCCGGCACTGGCGGCAGAATTACCACGGCTGCCGTTGGTCATTTTTCCGTTACGGGCAATCGTCGTCGAACCGTCACCGTAGGACGCGACAATGGTGATAATATCTCCGGCATGCCGGCGGCCTTTTTTCGCGATATTCGCCTCAAAAAGGATAGCGAGATTTTTATCCTCTTCACTTCCCGGCAAAACGTTAATAGTCACCGTCTGTGGAGTAGGTGTTGACCAGCTCACCAGGTTACCGTTGATATCCATGCCGGTCTGCGCGATATCCACCGCCGGTAAATCCAGCGGATCCGCATCGTCCGCAAACTGCGTGATAAAAATTCCTGTCGGGAATGTTTTGCTGGCCTGTACCACCAGTGCAAGGCCGGTTGCTGAGACATCATTCATACTTTTTCCTTACACTAAATTGTGTGAACCTTCGACCTTACGCACCCAGTCGCCCTTACCGTAAATCAGCACGTATTTCATCACGTACTCCTGTAACCCGCTTTCACCGGTACTTTCAACAATCTGTGCGTTGTACCAGTATCCTTTGTCCTGCACATCGTACCAGGCCAGATCGTCCCCGGACGCATCCGCTACCGCGATTTTCTGTACTTCTGTTAAGGTTTTACCGGCAAGAATGGTACCGTTATCCACGGCTTTGGTGACCGCACCGGCAATGACCATCAGTGCCCGGGCTTCACCGTCTTTGTTGGCCGGAATACCGCGTGTCGCCAGTAACAGGCTGAACCACTGCTGCGCGATATACGCTTTCAGCCACTGCTCATTGGCATGCACACTCATGTCCAGTGGGTTAGAACTGCCGCCGCACAGGAAGCCGCGCTGATAAAAGCGGATCTGTGAACCGGCCACAGCGGTTTCGCCGTAGTAATTCACCCGCAGTTTATCGAAACGGTCCGCATCCTGATCTGTGGTGACCTGTGCCGGGAATGTCACGCCGAGCTGACGGAACATATAGTTAGTGGTGGCGTTGGTGCGGTCGTAATCTGTGGCGGCCATCACCGCCATCGGCAGCGCCTGGATAAAATATCCGCTTTCTGTTTTCAGGTTCAGACCGGTTGATGCGGTGCCGATCAGTGCTGCGCTGAAATCTTCGGCATTGTCTTTTGTCACACTCAGATGAAGCTGGTATTTCACATTCTCCCCGGCAACGTACTGCGCCAGTGTGACGGCCTGATCCAGCGACAGTTCACTCAGAAATGTGGCGCTGCCGAAGGAGTCCGAAACCTGCTCCGCAACTTTGAATGCCTCCAGCGGAGTCTGTGCCGGATTGCCCTCGGATGCGCGTCCGGCTGACAGCCCCATCGCATCCGCAAGGACAGAATACCCCACACTGACAGATGCACGTTCCTGCACGCCGCCGCCGAGTTCAAATGCACTGTCGAGCGCGTTAAAGGTCAGATACGCCCCGGAAAACTGCGGTTCACTTTCGGCATTCAGTTTCGCCTGAATCAGTGAAGCGATATCGGCATACGATTTTGATTCTGATAAATCGATATCTTTGTAGCTTTTGGTGACCTTGCCGAATGTCACTGACAATGTGCCATCAGCAATCATTTTCAGATCAGCCAGCGCTCCGGCTTTTGCTCCGAACAAAGTCGGTGCCCGGCCAACCGGCTCGTAAGAGGCAATCTGTAATTCTTTCGGTTTACTGACCGGGGCCGGACTGACATAGCTGAAATACTGCCGGGCGAACTGAGCCTCCGGAGAGTCGGCACCCAGCAGTTCATCAACCTGACCGGATGCAAACTCCAGCACATGCCCGGCGGGAATTTTAGGATTGGTGGAAAATAACCGCGCCGTCAGCTTACGCATCGGCACGGCAGACGCGCCGATCACCGCTGACGCGATATCGACGTAACGGGTTTGTTTAATTGGCATAGTAAAACCTTATATGCGGTGAATATCCGGATACAGTGCGGTAACAGCAGCCGTTTCCGGACGGAGTGTGCGGGTATAAGTCACATTAAAATCAAAAGACGGGTTTTGTTCGTAATCGCCGCGGTCGTTAACAAAATACGGGAGACGGATGGCGGTCGCCCGCTGCACCCCGATCCCCTGTTTCCGCAGTGCTTCAACAAACGGTAACGAATTAACGATCATCCGGACGACAGCCGTAATATCTTTCGCGGTGTAACCGCTGAATTCGGTGATAAATGCCTGCACCTGGAAGGTTGTTTCATACTGCTGTGCTTCCAGGTGACCGGCATCACTGCCCTGAGGGTTATAACTGCGTTTCTGCCAGCCCTGCGGATTTTCACCGACCGGAAAGAACATAACGAAATTATCTTCCCGCCCCTGTTTTGCAGACTGAAAACCCGCTTTGACCGGGATATCGATACCCGCCTGCGCCAGCTGTGCCAGAAGCTGTTTCCGGACAGCAATCTCAACATAGTTATCCGTCATGATTGCCTGCCTCAATACAGATAACCGACTTCCAGCCGTCCTGTGCATACCAGTCAGCATCGCCGGTCACATCGTAGCGTTTGCCGCCGAAGACCAGATAATCCGGTGAAGTTCCACGCTGAATGGCGCTGATATCGTGGGATGTATACAAACGGCGGTATACCTGACTGGTGTCCAGCCCCATAGACTGAATGTCCCGGGTATCCACCGCCTGCCAGCTTCCGCGAACCTCAACCGGGTCATAATACATGTTCTGGTCATGGCCCCGTTCGTCAGTCTCACGGCTTTTAAAGCGGTACCAGAGTACGGTTTGCTGCGGAACATACCGCGAGGCAATCCGGTGCAGATTTCCGAACATTATTTATCCTCCACGGCAAAAGTGACGGATTGCAGCATCAGACCGGAGTCAACCAGCGGCTTACTGGTGGCTTTCCCTTTGCTGTGCCGACGGGCACGGGCGGCTACCGTGGTATCCTTAAGCGGCGGTGTGGTGACAGATTTAATTACCATCTTCACATCACCTGCTGCTTTTGCGCCGACTTGCGTCAGTCCGTCAGTGATGGCGATATTGCCTTTCACTGCGGCTTTCACAGCCCGGACAATCAGGTTGCTGTATTCCGGTTTGTGTTCTGTCATGGCCGGGCGCATAAACGGACGCGGCGGGATCCCCCCGGCCGGATAACCGAGTTCCTGAATCGCCGCCACATACGCGACAGGTGTGCCGTCCGGGTACTGTGAGTGTGCAAAAAAACCAACCTTAAGCTGTTTCTTTGCCAGTTCGTCATACACGGCTTTCAGCTGTGCCAGTTTTGTCACCGGTGACCTCCCCGTGTGAATCGGCCAAAGGCTCCGCGAAATGCGGCCCGTTCCCCGCCACCGCCGTGGTAACGCGGTACACTGCATCGTTTGATCAGCGCCAGAAACTGCTGGCCATAGGTACTCATCTTGAACCAGTGCGACCAGTCGGAACCGGCAGGCGGCGCGGTGTAGGACACACTGACTTTATCTATCGTGACACTGGTCACGACACCGGTCGGTGATTCCCCGTCAGCAATACGGCCGTTCAGGTCGAGCATATGCGCGACGACCAGCATCCACGCCGAATTTGTGCAGACACCACGGCAGGGGGAGAAGTAGTTCAGTGCTTCCAGTGCAATGATAAAAATTTCATCATCAGGCACTGCGGCAAAAGCCTTATAGATGACACGGAAAGACACTAACGGAAAATCGGACGGGTCCACAGAACCCCCTTATTTTTTACTGTTCTTTTTGTCTTTGTTGCTGACCGGCGGCTCATTCCCCTCCGCAATCAGTTGTTCTTCGGTCAGCGGGGCGGATTTGTCACTGGCTTCCATATCGGTCGCCACTTTATCCGGATCCTCTTTGCGGTTTTCCACCGCGATAAACCCGTTTTCCTTATGCAGCTTAAAGACGTGGTTATTTTTCAGCTGCGTGTACTGTTCATCACTGATTTCAGTCACACGGCCACGCGGGGTGTACATGTGTTTGGTCATGACATTGGCCTGACCGGCGATAAATACCGGACCGTCCGGTGTGGCATAGTTCTGGTCGTTGGACAGGGTGCAATAGATATACAGAGACATAATTTCTCCCGGAAATAAAAAAGCCCTCCGCAGAGGGCAATGAGGCGTTACAGGGTTAAATCCCGGTCAGGCGGGTGATGGCCCACGGACGGGTGACGATGATACCGGCGGTCGCGTTGGTGGCATCTTCCAGATAGCCTTTGACTTTGCTCTCTGAACCCAGCAGCTGGTATTTCACCGGCACCACCTGGAGAAGAACCGCACTGGTGGCCGTTGAGCCATCATCCACGGTTTCGGCAAACATATATGCCACATCCGCCCCGCCGTTGGCACCGGCAAATTCCGGTGAGAACACAAAGCGCAGATTCGGGTAGTTCTCTTTCACCCACTGATATACCGTTTCACCACGGGCGACCGGGTTTGCCACATTCAGCGCGGAACGGTAGCCCAGCGGCAGGGTCAGCGTGATAGCGGTATCATCTTTGATAACGCCGCCGGACTGCATCTCCAGACGCGAGAACATGGCTGTAATATCACCGGTGATGGCGGCAAACGTGCCCCCTTTCCATTTTGCTGCTGCCGTTTCATACGCCGGTAAATTTGGCTCATTCAGCATCCCGAAGACGCGGGTGTCCGGGCTGTTGAAACCGTAATAACCGATACGCTCCCGCCCCTGCTCCAGCGCTTCGGCAACGGCATTACGTTTCTCTGCGGCAGTCTCAAATCCTGCTGCTGACTGACGGGCTTCCTCCAGTTTTCCGACCAGGAATCCAGATTCAAAACGGACAATACCGCGACGTTCCTGATCCTGCCCGTAGGAGGACAACGGAATATTGGTGTGATCACCGTACAATTCGGCTTTACTCACAGGCGTTGCCACATTCAGGATAATTTCTTCATCGTGCCAGTTACCGGCATTCAGTACACCGGTGATTTCATCCAGCACGCGGACGCGGGTGGCAGTACGGATAAGCCCCGGCAGCACATGCTGTAACATCTCACGCTGAATGAATCCGCCGGACATAGCCGGGCCGGTTAACGCGGAGTCCATTGCGGCCAGACCACCGAAACCAATCTGATCCAGTTCGCTGTATGTCCACTTCTGATCGGGCTTAATATTCAGTTGCCCGTGCTTGCGGATATCGCGGCCGGACATATAAAACTTTTCTTTACTGACTGGCATTATTCACCTTCCTTCGCAGCCACTGTGTACGGGATTTCGGTCAGACGGATAACGCACAGATGCGGCGATTCCGCTGACTCAATGTGACGGCTGACAAAACCGATAACCAGATCACCGGCTTCCGCTTTTGCCTTCGCAGACAGCGAGCCGTCCGCAGGACTGAACACAACCGGTGCATTAATTTTTTTCACCCCGGCGGTGATTTCGGCGTTAATCTCACCCATGGTGAGAAACTCGCCCTGCGTCCCGTTACGGGCGTATTCTTCACCGATACGGTACGCTTTCGGGTTAATCATGATCCCGGCAAACGCACCGTCACCGCCAACCTGCACGGATTCAACGGAATCATCTTTGTAGGTGTAGGCACGGCCGAAGAGGTTTTTCGTTTCATCCGCAGAACTGATCACCGCTGCGGTCACACGGGTCGGGCCGTAATGACTGATTTCACCGATAACACCGGAAATCATGCCGTTCGCCACGGTATTCGGGATTGCCATTATTTTTCACCCCACTTTTTCATAATTGAGTCCGTGCCTGCGGCGGTATCCATCGTCGCATGCGCTTTTTGTGAATCCGGTGTACGCCCCTGCATCCAGGCATTCAGGGCAATACTTTCCGTGCCCTTATCACAGCGGATACCGAGTTTTTCCACACCGTATTTCGCCACCTGCTGTTTCGTCATTGGTGCATGGTCAAATACCCCGATAAACGGCGTCAGCTTGTGCGCCAGTGCGTCACGTTCCCCGATCTGCTTTAACAGTTCGCCGGTGTCCATGGTCGGTCTGGCTTTTTCCAGACGGGCAATTTTGCGTTTCATTGAGGACATTTCATCCATGGACGCAATACTGCGTTTGAGACGCTTAAGGCGACGCGTCAGACTGTCGGTTGTTGCCTGGTCAAGTTCTTCTTTGGCTTCGGCAATCGCTTCCTCTGCGGTTTCGATAGCCACTTCCGCCGCTTCTACCGCTTCCGGGTCACCGGATTCGGCTTTTTCGGCTTCCGCCTCTGCGTCTTCAACGGCTTTTTCCGCATCAACGTCGGCATCCCCGGTTTTCTTTTCCGGATCAGGATCGCCGTCAGTCGTTTCTTTTTTCTCCGGGTCTTCATCCGTTGCCGGTGTACCGGCAGCCAGTGCGGCCACGACGATTTGTTTAATCTGCTCAACCTGCTCCGGTGTAAATCCGTTCTCGTCACCGGTCGGCTGTTTTTTGTCTTTGTCTTCTTCGCTCATACGAATAAGTTCCTTTGTATCAATGGTTACAACAAGATGATCCTGCACAGCCACGTCAGCGCCGGTGCGCCCTTCATCGACTAATGCAAGGTGATTGCCACGCAGGTGGCGCTGAACAACTTCGTATGCCTCCCCCTCGTACACGCCGGGGTTACCGAAGTCATACCGGCTGCGGTAGCCCGGTGAAAGGTCAATTTTTCCGCTGCTGATATCGCTCAGAGCGGCGTCAGAAAAGATTTTTATATTCCCGCGCAAATACGGATGGTCGTAATACACGTTTTCGCCGATAACGCCCTGAATACCTTTTTTCTCTGCCGGTGTGGCGTTTTTACCCAGCATTTCGTGATCGACAATGAACGGGGTCAGGCGGAATGATTTAATGGTTTCTTCACTACCTAACTCTTCCGGTGGTCGGAATACTTTGTAAATCCTGTCCGGCTCCGGTGCGCCGATTTCAGCCCCCAGATAATCAAAAACCCCAACTTTTGAGATGGGGTTATCTTTTACTTCGAGCCAGCCGTTGTTGTCATAGGTTCGCTTTGTCATGTCTCCTCACCAAAGTCGATAACCGGTGTCCAGAAGCATTTGCAGTTCGGTAACTGCCCGGGTAATCCGCGCTCACCGGTCTTTTCATCAATGACCGGCGGGTTATCCAGATCGAACACTTCCCCGTCCAGACGCAGATGTAATTCACGCGGTTCGGCACTGCCTGCTGAGTGATGCCATATCGCTTTGCGGATCCCGGCAGACTTCATCCGCTCATAGTTCGCCGCCGTGGTAATTTTGCGGGTCTGGTCAACGGCAATAAAATTAGCCCGTTTCTCTGTCACACCGCCGATATCCCGTATTTCATCCAGCAGGGTTTTACTGCCGCTGCCGGTCTGACTGACCGAACGCAATGCTGCGCCCTCGATACGGGAATGAAACTGCTGCGGGATGGATTTAATCAGGGATACGTTTTCTGCCGTTGCGGCAATCATTTTGTCTTTCAGGGCTTCGGGCATGGCCGGGGTTTTTATCGTAATACCGCCGGAGAGTTGTTTCAGTGAATCGTCCAGGCTGCGCTGTGCGTTCATGTCCACCTGCGAGGTGAACTTATCCGCCATCTCTGCGGCCTTACTGTTAAAAATCTTATCCCACTTGCGTTTAAGCCGGTTCAGCCAGATTTTGGTCTGGCTGGCAAAGCTGGCATCCATGGTCACGCCGTCAAAATCCTCATGCAGACTGCTGAATGTCTTTTCGTAATCTGCAATCATGCCTTTAATCAGTTGTGACATGTCACGCTGGTAACGGCTTTGGGCTGCTGCCGAATATTGCAGCGGTTTGCCCTTCATAACCGCCTGACGGGATGCCGCCCACCGTGCCCGTTTGGTTCGTACCCGTATTTTCCGGGGCATAATCGTCCTCGTTCACGTCAATACCGTAAAATGCCGATTCTTTATCCGCCGCCAGCTTTTTACGGATATCCAGCCCGTCAACCGCACCGACCGCTGCATACGCTGAATCGGTCTGTGCCTGCTTGAGTTTGATGTCTGCATCCTCAAGTGCGGTAGGACTATCCAGCGGTAACCAGGTGATTGAAAGCTCGTCCGTCCCCATACCCTCGCTGCGCTGTAACATGTCGTAGTGACGCTGCAACAGGTCTTCTAAGTCATTGGTCTGGATGCTTTCAAGTTCTTCCCGGTAACTGGCTTCCTCGTACTCACCGGTCGCGTTAAAGCCTTTCGGGGTTGTGCCAAGCAGCTTTGTTGCAGGAACGTTTGCGGCAGCGGCAACAAGCTGATACTGCGTCATGATGGTTGCGTCAAGATCCGCGAGTGACGTATCGAACTGCTGAATAGTGTCTGCGGCTCCGACCGTTTGCACACCGTAGTTATCACGCATCTCCGTAAATTCAATCATGTTCTGATGAATGGTGGCTGCGTCAACACCCTCAACATCCGCCATGCCAATAGTCGTCAGGCGCTTTGTCATCGCCAGTTGCGGGGCTTCATTCGCGGTCCGCTCAGAGGCATATACTCGCTCGTACACGCGCTCAGGGACTGATACGCCGAAAAAGTTATACGTCGGTTTCAGCACATCGGGTACCGGGAACGGCACGAACTTCACGAAGTGCGATTTGTGATACCGGCGTCCGCCGATAATCCAGTAAGTCGGGTCGTAAAAATCAAGTCCGGCCGGGTCCTGTAAATTAGCTTCCGTCAGGTCAGGCGTGACCCACTGCGGATCTATCTGCTTAATCCCTTTGTACATGCCTTTCGTCACGCCATCCGGATTAAAGGGGTTTTCATACCACTCCTTCGGGTTGGATGTCTCAACGACAAACAGTGCCAGCCTGCCACCGTAAACCCGCCCGAGGTGTACCAGTTCTTTCATGTGGTGCCGGATGCGGTATTTTTTATCGAGTTTACGCAGCTTTTTCTGCGTTTCTTTGTCACTCCCGGAACAATCGAGGTCATACCCCTGACGGACAGCGTCACGGGCTGGCATACTGCATGCTTTATCAACCAGCCAGTGTTTGGCGATCACCGCACACATATTGTTGCCGATGAACATCTGCGAGGCGTACCACGCAGCCTGTGACTCAGGAACGCCGTATACCTGACCGCCTTTGAATGCCGGTACAGTGCCGTCGATACTGTCCATCGCCACGCCCTGCATGGTGGGTTGCGGCAAGGCCAGCCCCTGAAATCCTGTTTCGGCTGCCAGTGCTGAATATAAATGCGTTGAGAACGCTGACCGCTTAGGTGCGGCAATTTCTGCTGTTTTCCGCTTTCTGAACGGCCACATGTTATGTCCTCTTGCGTGAAAAGAATCCGCCGCCTTTCTTCTGATACAGATAGCGCAGTGCCTGTGTCATGGCATCCACGGTGTCATCGTGCCCGGCAAACGGGAATGTTGTGATTTCGTCCACCGTTTCGGTGACCCACGGTGCAATATCTTTATGGGGCAGCCAGACGTTCCCGGCTTCCCATTCAGCGGTGCAGGCGTGAGCACGGGCGATTTTGCTGCCGTCCGGCTCTATCGGCACCAATCCTGATACGGTCGTTTTCAGCGTATCAATGACCGCCGGTCCGTTGGCTTTATCCTCCACCAGCTTGCGCCGCGCCTGCGGATATTTCTCAACCAGTAATTTCACGGCTTTCAGGGTTTCGGTAAAACTCATGCGTTTGCGGATCTGATACAGCAGATAGGCATTTGCGCCCTTCTTGCCCCACACCTGACCGACAACGTAGTCCGTGCCGTCACTGTCCTTAAACGTCATATCCCAGCTGTGAATGACTTCATCAAAGGTGTCCGGCAGATCTTTCGGCAGGTAGTACCGGGCGAATTCTTCGTGGAATATCTGCCCGTCTCCCGGTTTCGGTTTCTGCTGATACATGGCAGACCAGAAGTAATCACCAAACAGCGCCTTTTTCTCAAGCAGAGAGTCAATCGGATGCAGTTCGGGTACCAATGCCTCACCGCGCTCGTTAATGGCGGGAAAGGCTAATACTTTCGCTTTGTCGCTGCTGTCAATTACCCTGCCGGACAAGTCATCGGTCGCCCATCGGGTCGCCATAATGATTTCACCGCTGTTCTTCGACAGACGGGTTTTGAATGTGGAAATGTACCAGTTCCATGTCGCCTTTTTCGTTACCGGGCTGAGGGCTTCTTTCGCGTTTTTAATAGGGTCATCAATAATACCGAGATCAACTTTTTTACCTGTTAATGGCCCGCCGATCCCCTGGCTGATGTAGGCACCTTTTCGCCCGACAATCTCGAATGTTTCTGAGTTTCTTTTTGCTTCAATCTCGACCGTAACAACACGTTTAGCATTCAGGCACGATTCCGGAAACAAGGCTTTGTATTCCTCACTCATCATGATCCGCTGCACATCACGGTTCATGTCAGAGGCTAAATCTTTACCATAAGAAAGCCCTGCGACACGCATATCCGGATACTTACCGAAGAAATATGCCGGAAGATACCGCGATACAATATCTGATTTACCATGCTGCGGCGGTGCGCCGAGAATCAGGATCGGCCGCTTACCGGCCATCATCTCAATCAGAAAGTTATCCAGTGATGCACAGACCGTTTCCGAAAAGTGACTGGTGATGTATTCCGGGTTAATGTACTGGATAAATTCATGCAGGCTGCGACGCGCTATCTCTCTGCGAACTTCTTCATCAAACAGATCGACATTGATATCCATCACATCACCTAAAATGACAAAAACGAGCCTTTCAGCGCCGAATCACTCCGAAGCCGCTTCCGGTTTTTTGATAACAAATGAGTAACAAAATAAACGTGCATATTGCCCGGGGATGAGTATTGCTTTTGACAGGTTCAGTGTGCTTTTTGCGTGAACCTGATTTCGCTTATTCGGGTAACAACCATTATGTTAAAGAGAGGCTATTTCCCCGCTTTTTCACGTAACTGCAAAAGCTGCTCTGTCGTCAGTCCACTGAGGTCAAATCCCGTTGATTGTATCGGGCCGCCATCTGCACCGGTGACCTCCGTCCTGTTTTTCAGCATCCCCAAATGCTGCGCAACCATTTTTAGCGCTTCATCCTGATTACGGGTGATAACCTCGGTACCGAACTTACCCTCTTTTATCCCAGCAAATAACCGGCGGCTTGCGCCCCTTAAATCCCGTGTATCGTGGAAATGAGGGCGACCAATACCGGCACCGTTACAGCGGGGGCAATCAGGATTCGGGTCAAGTGTGCTGTCGTAACCGTAGCCGCCCCTGTCGTTTGGTGGCCTCTGACTCTTCCTCATAGCATCACTGACAGCATCCTCAAACTCTATCGAGTCACGCCACTGATAGTTAAAACCAAAGCCCCAGCAGTAGCGGCAACATAACCGGCGGTATTCCGTCAGCTCTGTCGGGTCTGCAGTGGCAATGTCCCACCACATTTTTAATACTGCGTCCTGGGTGATTTCAGTCCGACGTTCCCGTGCTGTGAGGGCATCCCGTATTGCCCGGTTCACCGATACATTTCGATACAGGCGTCTGGCTGCAGCTGCTCCTGTTTCACCCTGGCTTTTATATCCCGCTCTTTGGTATGCCGCTGTCTTGTCCATATCGATAAGATACTCAGTGACAAAACGTGCCTGCATATCGTTAAGCCCGTATTTGCGCAGATCGAACTCTGTTTCATCATTCTGCGCGTTGTCGGATTTGTTGCCTTGCGCATCCGGTATATCACTATTGCGCACCGGTTCATTTGCGCATTCTTTTTTCTGCGCAGTGCGTACTTTCTTTTGCGCAGTTTTTTGCGCACTCTGCGCAGTTGGCTTTTTGATGTACCTACGCGCTGTTGCGTAATTCAGTCCCTGTATCTCACACCATTCTTTCGGGGATATTCCCGTTACTGAATGCTCGGCGAGGAACTGTTGCTGTAACACCCCCCAATCCGGTTTCATGGTGCTTTCTCCTTAACCAATTAAAAAGCCCACTCAGTGAGCAGGCTTTGTGATGGGTTATTACTTTCGTCTATTTCTCTCAGTATCCGCTTTCCGGATATCCATTAACTGCCCGTTCGCCTTATCCAGTGCCATCAGCAGCGGTTCTATCCACTCAACCGCCTGGCAATATGTCAGTCGGCGGGTGGCAGTGGTGCCAGTACCGGTTGTGTCAGCGATGTCGGGAGCGGAACGCATTGCTGATTCACGGATGGCATAGACGTGGCTGAGCAGCCCGTCAGAAACAGACTGAGGAATATACAGATTACAGGTAGGCTCTTTCCGGATGATAGTGCGGTATTCAATCTGCTTCTCCTGTGATTTGGCCTCGATGCGCATGCTGCGGTTGGCGTT